ACGCATTTTGATTTAATGACCTTTTTGACCTAGGTTTTTTTATTTCAAGTGAATACAACTCTTTTTCTAATTCCTCAGTGTTAGCTTTAGAGTTGTAATCACTTATTGTAAAAGTAATCTCCAAATCTCCCGTTTCGTAATTGATTACTCTATGTAAATATTTTCCTAAAAGTTTAATCATCAGAACTGCAAATCGTCTTCCATAATGTCATAGGTGTTAAAAGAGTTATCAAACTCTTTTTCTAGATTAACTGCCTTTAAATCATCAAACCTTGGGTCTTTAACATCATACTTGTTCTTTGGTTCTTCCTTTGGTTTAGTTTCCAAAAACTGCACACTATCGCAAATAATTTCAACTACATTTACTTTTTGACCTTGTGAATTGTCGTAACTGCGTGTTTGGATTCTACCCTCCACGCCTACCAAACTTCCTTTAGAACAGTATTGGTTTACATTTTCAGCAGGTTTACGCCACACGACACAATTAATAAAATCCGCTTGTTGTTGACCATCTCTGCTTGTAAAATTACGATTTACCGCTAAAGTAAATGAAGCAACCGCATCACCTTGTTGGGTCCTTCGTAATTCTGGATCTCTTGTTAGTCTTCCTACCAATGCGACACAATTAATTGACATTTGTTTTTCCCTCCCGATTATTTTTTTTCGCTTTCATTTCCATAGCTTCACCAAACTCATTGCTTTTTAAATACTCAATAACTTTATCGGCTTCGTCTTTTGTCAACAAATTTAATTTATCTTTTCCAGTAGTTTTAATAAAATTACCAACTATATCAATCGAAAAATCAGTAATATAGCTTTTAATAATATCTTTTTGTTCCTGCGTTATTTTTTCTTCTTTCTTGGCCGTCTTTTCTATTTCTTTCACTTCGTTTGTATCAGCATCTTTTGTATCATCAATGTTAAAAAGACCGTTTAAAGCATACTTACGAGCATAGCTAGAAGCAGTACCCGTTATTTGACTGTCGTCCATTCCTTTTTTTGTCATAGGCTCTCTAGCAAATGCATGTGTAATAATCACATCATCACTATCCCAATCGCGTAATTCACACACTGCCTTTATGTAATATCTTTCGTTCATGCTTTCCAATTCGTCTTGAACAATAAGTGCTGTGCGGTATTTAAAGCATATCGGTTTCAATGCTTCTAAAATATCTTCGCAGCTTCGATAATAATAATTACCGAATTTGTTATACTGTCCTTTTGGTGCTTTTAACTCATTTTGGATATTTGCTAATTTTTCATACAAA